AACTAGTCCACGACGTGTTCCTGCTGGTGCAAACCATGGGAAACTGATATCATCGCTTCTTGCAATAGTGCGTAGTACTGCGTGACTTGGTGGAACAACAACTGTGTTACCACTTAGGTCATTTGTACTACCACTTGGGTAAAACACACCCAAGTATTGATCGCTAGTTACTAGACCATCTTCGCCGTTATCTGTTGCACCTGCTGTGTTTGTAACATAGTTTTCTATTGCAGTGCTACTGCTTGCTAGTCTTATTGGAGTGTCACCAACAACAAATGCAGTGTTGCGTCTGTCGTTGTTAAGACTTACCATGTTAGCAATCAGTTCTGGATATCCAGGAGCAGCAATAACATTAAATGTTCTTGCATCTTCACGCAGTTCTGTGCTTGCATCCAACGCACTCTTCATTTGTGTTGATACAATGTTTCTTACACTCTTGCGTCCAAAGTTACTGCCACTAACAGTTACCCATGCATCCTTTTCAGTTGGAAGTGTTGGGTACAGTGTAGTATCACTAAAGTTAGTGCGTGAGAAGTGATCGCTTCTAAACTGCTTGACATTGTAGTTACTACGACGTGTGTTAAACAGTAGCATACCACGTGGATAAATCGTTGGATCTGGACGATCAATATCCAAGTAGTCACTGCTTAGTAGTGTCTTAGTTGTAGGAATAGTACCTGTTACAACATCAGTAGTGCCGTCTCCCATAAAGCGAGCATCACCAAATATAATACCATCTTCTGTAGTATTGTCTGTCTTGTCAATAAGCACCCACTTCTGCTCACCATCTACAGTTTCTCGTCTATATAGCACAGGGTAGTTATCAAGGTCACTTGTGTCAATCCAAAGGTCACCGTTAACTAGTGCAGAATCATCGCTCTGTAGTGTTGGTGCAGTGGTGCTAAAGATAACACCGTCTGGATCTGTCGAACCTAGTGCAAAGCCACGTGTATCTGTAATGTTGTGATAGCCTCTCCAAGTTGTGCCATCATGTACCATGATGTCTGCTTCAAATCCACTGCTATACCAGTATGTGTTGTCAACTGGATTTGCACTTGGAGCACTTGTGCTTGCTGTGTATGTGTCTGCAATCCAGTTACTTAGGATAATGTCACTGTTGTTGCCTGAACGTACCTGCTTGGTTGTAATGCCTGTTACAATACCTGCATCAACTAGTGGAGTTCCGCTTGTGTCTTTGAGTACAATCACACCACCTAAACTGTGTGTGATAACTAGATATCCACCACTGTTAACACTTGCACTAACATTAGCAACGTTAGCACCGTTAATGTCACTAGCCATGTTTGCTAGTCCTGTACCACTTAGTACCACTGTGACTGCACTTGTTAGTGTTGTGCTGTTAGCAGCACTTGCTTGGATTGTAAATGTTTCACTTGCTGTAAGTGGAGCACTACTGTTAACATTACCTGTGACTTCTAGTGCACCTGAACTGTAACGCTTAAACAGTTTGTATGTTACTGTGTCATTTTCAGTTACATCATACTGCACATAAAAACTGCCTGCTGTAATATCTTTACCACCTGTGCTGTCTAGGTTCTTTAGAGCAGTCTGGTCGTTTTCGTATGCTGGCGCACTAGCACTTGTGAATGCAGCATTACTTGTACTGTATGTGCTTACATCTGCTAGGAAGCCAAGGTTACTGCTTGTAGTCTTGACCCAAACACTACCAGTTGGACGTGGCACACTATCTGTGCTCTTCCATGCTGGCACTGTGTAGTGTGGATCTTGTGCAATAAGAGGTCTAGCATAAGTTCCTGCTGTTAAACCTGCATCTGTAAGAATACTACCACTTACATTTGCAAGCACAATCTTGCCGTCTGCAACACTGTCTACGCCAACTGCTGTACTGTTTGCATAGATTTCAATCTTGTTATCATGAACATCTGCTGTGACACCTGTAATACTAGCGTTGTTGATACTAGTCTTAAGTTCAGTTACAGTACTACCAACCATTGTTACAGTTGTACCGTTAATACTAATAGTGTTACCATTTGTAAATCTTGGACTTGCTACTGTACCTGAAATCGTTGGATGTGAAATCATCCATGCCGCACTACCTACTAGTACCCAAGCATTACTACGGTTCTTGTAGTAAACAGGATTGCTGGTGTTGGTTGCAACCAATGCATAATCACCAATAGCACCGATTGAAGTCTTTGGAACACCACCGTCTAAGTCTGATGTGCTTGTAATAACTGTAGGCACTTTGTTAGTAAACACACCTGTTGACTTATTCCATTCGAATACGCCCCAACGTGTATCGCTACTTACGTCCCACCAAACAGTACCATTTGTTGGGTTACCTGTTGGACGACTTGCATTTGCGGCAAGTTGTGCAAGATCAACATCTGCTCTCATGACATATGCTCTGTTGCTTACGCCAAGTAAACTGTACGCAGCCAACAAACCATATTCGTTAAGTTCGTAGCCGTTAATAGGCGAGCCTGTTGAAGTGTTGTAAAAAGTTGGGTTACCAAATGTTGCTGTAAGTTCTCTTTGGCTACCGATCAAGTAAGCCTTGCCAGCGTTTGCAGCAGTTGTGCCTACCGCAGTGCCTGAACCTGTGCCACTTGTTTTGTCTTGGGCTGTTGCAACTACAATAGCGGCAACAGTGCCTAATGCTGATGGGGCATAGTTGCTCTCGTCAATGACTGATACTTCTACGCCTGGTGATATTAGTGCCATGTTTTCTATCCTTATCTCTCAGATATTTTTATAACAATATTTATCCTAACCACCCTAAAAAAACCTATTTTACAGAATCCCTTTAAAGGTCCGTGTAAATAACTGTATGAGACCGGTTTGTGATGTATGTGGACAACGACCTAAGGCAGTAAACTATCGCAGAGGCGATAAGGTTTACTACAGACGCAGATGTGAACAGTGCTTGAAGTTGCACAAGCCTGTAAAGCCACTATGGGTTGATGCTGGATATCGTGTTAAGAGAAAGTGCGAGGCTTGCGGATTCAAACCTGTACTGAGGAGCCAGGTCACTGTGTTTTATGTTGATGGTGATTTACAAAACGTTAACAACAGGAACTTAAAGACTGTGTGTCTTAACTGTAACGCTGAACTAGTAAAAACAGGATGGCGCCGAGGAGATCTTACCCCCGACGATTGAGATCGTGTACATACAGTTCGATCAATGCATAGTGCAAAACCTTTAGCAAGTCTTTGCGGTTGTATCCATCTTTCTTGCCGTAGCGTTGAGCATACTTCATTACATTACCAATACAAAAGCCATCTCCATGACCTGCATCAATGATGAACTCTGTTGCCTGAAAGTTGTTTAGGCTGTAATGTTCGCCATAGGTTGCATCAACATACTTCTTGAACTCAGCAATAAGTTCGCCTTCGTTGTACTTGTAATCAATGTTTTTACTCAAGATATCACTCCCTTTACTATAGATATAGTATAGCAAGTTTAGTGTGTGTTGTCAACCAATAATGAATGAAAGAGGATCACTACCATCAACATAGTTGCGTAGTTCTTCGTCAAGTTTGTCTAGTTCAACTTGTGCTTCTGCTTTAAGTGCATCACCGTTTAGCGCAGTACCACCTTGCGGTCCAGCAATAGTACTGAACTTACTACGAGCCTCACCAAGTGTGTACTTGCTTAGTGCAAGAGCGTAATCTTGAATCCAAGGACCAGCGTGTCTGTCTGTGAGTAGTCTGCTTTCTGGACGTAGGTTGTATGTCCAAAGTACCAGTTGTTCTCCTGAACTGGTAAACTTACGCAACAGTGTGATAACTTTGGTTACAGGATTAAAGTCAAAGTTTACAAATCCACCAAACAGTCTAGCACTCAGTTCTTGATACTGATAGTACATTTCGTATGTTGCCATACCGCCAATGCGTCCGCTTTGAAGTAGGTAAGTGTTTTGAAAAGCCGCTTCAAACGGTTCAAACTGTGTGCCAGTATCTGCACTGCCACTACCAACACTGCGTCTGTACACTTGACGTACTTCTTCAATCTCGTCTGGTAGAGTGTATTCTTGTTGCTCTTTAACGATACTGAGAAATACATATGAACTCTCGTATGCATTTTGACTGCGTTGACGAAAACGTTTTACACTTTTGTCAATAGCATTATCATAGTGTTCTGGATCAAGTTCAACAT